ACTTGCGTTCATCTCTGCAATAGACGATACTACTTCTATGAGGAACACGGCAACCACAAACGAACACGGGAACGAAACCATGACGACCACGACACGACGACCTACAGCCACGCGACTCGGGCCGGGCCATTATCGGGTGACCGTCCACGGTCGGACCTACGAGATCGAGGGCGACCGCGCGGCGACCGGTTACGGACTGAGCGGTACGCGCCCGATTTGGGATTTGTTCGAGACCAGCAACGGGCGTCGAGTTTACGTCAACGACTTCGATTCTAAGCGAGACGCGGTCGACCACGCTATGTGTGCGGGTTCATAACGCAACACGACAACACGCCTGCCGGGGGGCACACCGCCCCCCGGCCCAACGAGGAGAGAAACCATGACGACCACGACACGACGGCTGACAGTCACGAAGCGGAACGGCGAAGCCATCACGTTCGAGACGCCGTTCACCGACGACGAGGCGATCGCGGTTCTGCGGACCTCGACGATCAACGAGCCGACGATGAGCTTTGCCGGTTCGCTCGTCGACAAGTTCGGAAGCCGTCGCGGTCTGTCGCACAAGCAGAATTCGTGGATGCACAAGTTGGCGGTCGACGCCTCGACGCCGCGCGACTCGTCGACCGACCGGCGCCTCGACCGGCTGCGGGAGTTGATGGACCGAGCGAAGAAGACGCTGGAGTACCCAAAAATCAACCTCACGACTCCCGACGGCCGACGGGTCCGATTGTCGATGGCGGGCGAGCGGAGCCGCGAGCCGGGCGTTGTCCACATCACCGACGGGCGACCGTTCGGCGAGAACACCTACTATGGCAAACTCTACACCGACGGCGTGTTCATGCCGACGCGAGCCGCGACCGCCGACATCATCGAGTTCCTCGAGGCGTTTGACGCCGATCCAGAAGCCGTCGCCACGGCGTACGGCAGGCGAACCGGCAACTGCTGCTTTTGCTCCCGTGAGTTGACCGACGGCCGCTCGGTCGCGGTCGGCTACGGTGCGGTCTGTGCCGGGCACTACGACCTGCCGTGGGGCGAGGTGCGAGTCGCCTCGACGGTGGACGGTCCCGGTGACTGACCTAGCGACTGGAACCGGCTGTCGGGTACGATACCGGAAAAGCGGCCGCCGCATCCTTGCAGCGACCGACGATGGCCGTCGGTCCATCGGTCGCCACCGCACCGCCATTGTCCGTGGCGGTCACCCAAAAGCAATAACGGAAGGGAAGCCGGGCAATGGGTCAAGCGGAGTGGATCGCTGTGCTTGCTATTGCTGCGGCGACAATGGGCGGCGCGATCGGCTGGATGATGCGGATCAGCCGGGGGCTGACCAAGCTCGAGGCGATGGTATTCAGGATCGAAAAGGTCGAGGATACCGTCGAGAGACACGGTGAGCGGCTCGAGGGACACTCGACGCGAATCACCGTTCTCGAAGCTCACGACCCGAGTTGATTGTGCTTGCGGTTTCCGATTAGCCCCGATAGGCTGCGGGCATGAAGACTTCGCTGGCATCGCTGGTGCTGGTCGCCTCGGTGTTGTCTGCAACGCCGACAGGATCGGAGAAGTGGGGCGACCGGGACCGGACCCGGGAGATCGTTAACCTGTGGTCTGTTGTCCACGAATTGCAGGAGCGCGAGCCGTCCGACGACACGGCGATCGCCGAGCTAACGGCGCGGCTTGATGAGCAGCGGGCACTGATCGACCAGATTGCATCGACCTCGATCCGGGTTCAGATACTGGATGCGGACACGCGCGAGATCGTCGCCGAGAAGGCGTACCCGTGGGGCACGCCGATCAAGTTACTGCTTCCACGAAAGCAGGAGGATCACTGATGGCGTCAAGCGAACAGATCACCGAACAGATGGCAGCCGACTTTGCGCAAGCAGGGGCGGTGCTGTCTCAGGCGCAGACCAGATTCAATGCCAACATCTCGCATGTGAGCGAGGAGTCCGCGAAGCTCTGGCAGCTCAAGCTCTCGCTGATCGGAGCGACCGCGCAGAATCTGCTGGAGCAGCATGGTCAGGCGAACATGCAGACGCAGCTTAAGTCTGCCGGGATGTTCCCCGGCGTGCAGAGCATCCCGGCACCGGGGACCGCTGGCAAGGCGACTGATGCCTGATGTCGTCGTGGGTTCGCTCGCTGCTTGGTGGAATGACCGGACGGCGGAATGGGACCGCCAGCACGTTGAGTGGAGCGAGCTGCTCCACAGCGGCGACGCCGAGCGGATCGCAGCCTACCTTGCCAGAGATCGACGCGATGGCGAGCGTGGTTCAGCTCGAGGAGATGACGCGCCAGAACCGACACGCGATGTCGATGGGACAGGCGCAGCTCCGGCAGCACCTCGGTGAGAACTGGCAGGAGCCGGACGAGGTGGGCATCAACTGGAACAGCCCGACGACGGTGAACTACGGTCAGCGGGGCGGCATCGGAACGCTCGCGAAGCTCGCCGTGGGTGCAGCGCTTCTGGGTAGCGGTCTTGGGTTGGGGTCGGCTATCCCGTGGCTGATTGGTAAACTGGCGGCGGGTGCTGCGCCCGTGGTCGCACCGTCGCACGACGCCGACACGCAGTACCGCCTCGGCTTGGGCGAACCTGATGGATGAAGTACGCCGACGCTCGCGAACGAATCCGCGACGGTGATGTGCTGGCGTTTCGTGGCACGCGCCTGTTCTCGCGTCTGATCAAGTTCTGGACGCAGAGCCGGGTCAGCCATGTCGGCATCGCCTGCTGGATGCACAAACGCCTGACAGTGATCGAGGCGCTTGAGCCGGGCGGCGTTCGGGTGTACCCGATGAGCCGCTACGTCAGCCGGGGCTGCCGCGTAGACTGGTATCATCTGGTCACTCCTGACCTCAACCGCCAGCAGATCGTCGCGTTTGCTCTCTCGAAGTGGGGGCTGCGGTACGCTTCGCCGTGGCAGTTCTTCCGGTCGTGGGGATGGCTGTCGCGCTGGTGGGCGAACCGTCGCGGGCTGGCAGCCGACACGAACGATGCACGGTTCTTCTGCTCCGAGCTGGTGCTGGACGCGCTGCGGACGGGCGGCTACAAGGGCGAGGGATACGACAAGCCAGCATCGCAGACATCGCCGGGAGATGTGATCGAGCTGCCGTGCCTGCATCGCCGGGGGAGTCTGGAGCAATGAAGCGACCGAAACGAGACAGCCAGATGTGGCCGTTTCTCTATTGGGTGACCGGCCTCGTCGCGTTGACCGCGATCCTGTGGTTGACTGCGTCCGACTTCGACCAGACCGAGGGCCGGGCGATCGCGGGAACCGGGGCGGCGACAGCGGGGGCGATGTTCATCATCGAAGTCCTGCGCCGAAAAATCGGGGGCGAATCGTGATCCGCCGACATGCCCTGCGGCCACCGCTCGACGGCGGGCTGGCTGCTTTCGCTGTTCTGCTGGGCGGGCTGTGTCTGGTGGTGGTAGTGGTGGTGGTGCAGTTCGCGGCGGTGACCTCGGCCGCTCAGAAGGTCGGCGTTCGCAAGAAGCACGAAGTCGACCACGCGAAGGACATCGCCAAGGCGATCGGCGGCGAGGTGGAACATCGGCTGCCGGATGGGTCGCGCGTCGACATCCTGACCGACGAGATCGCGTGGGAGGTTGACTGGTGCAGGACGGGCAAGTGGGCCGAGGGGTGTGGGCAGGCAATCTTCTACGGTCTGGCGACGAACCGAAAGCCGGGTCTGATCCTGTTGATGCGGGATCCCGACCGGGAGCGCCGGTACTACCTTCGAGCCTTGGCTGTCTGCGCCGAGGCTGACATCGAGATCATGGTTTGGCGAGTCAGGGAATAGCGGAGGGAGCCGCGATGTCGGATCGGCAGCCGCCGACACCCGACGAGATCCGAGCAGCGTGCGCCGTGATCCGTGAGGGGTGGAGCGAGGAGAGATGGTCGCGGGAGATGACCGAGGCCGATCGGCGGTGGGAGCTACCCGTGGTGTCGTCGAACGTGTCGAGGAACCGCGATGGCCTTCACGATTGACGACGAGTTGCGGGCAGCGGTGCAGCAGAAGATGGACCGCGACGGCCTGAGCCTGAACCGGCTGGCCCGCGAGGCCGGGGTGACGCAGTCCAGTCTCTACCGGTTCATGTTCGCCTACAGCCGCCGACGCCCGAGTAAGCAGGCGAAGCTCGCTGCCTACTTGGGTCTTTCGCTCGAGTCGCAGCAGAAGACCAAGCCGAAGTAAGCCGCCAACCGCGCGGCGGTCGCCAGCTTGAGATCGCGGTGCCTGTTGACGAACAGGTTGAGCGAGGCTTGGCTGATGCCAGCCTCGCGGGCGATCTGGTTCTGCGACAGCGTCGAGCTTGCGACGACCCGGCGCAGGTCGTCGGCCAGCGTGGTCGTTGCGTGGATCACAGAAGTGCCTCCGGTCGGCTGCTATTCTCTTGGCAATCCTAGCGGAATGAGCCGAGAAAACAAGGGGCAAATCGACCCCTGCCGGATCCCGACCTTTCTCGATTTTATCTCCATTCGGGGTTGCGTTCATCTCTGCAATAGACGATAGTACTTCTATGAGGAACACGGCAACTAACAACGGAACAAGGAAAGAAACCATGACGACCACGACCACAACCACGAACACCAGAAACCTTTTCTCCTCCACGCCGATCAGCTTCAACCTGACAACGCGCAGCGCAGCCGTTGCCCGAATCGAAAATACGCTCAACGCCGAGAGCCTCGGCGATCTGGGAACCTTCAACTACGTCGTCGCCGCCAACGAAGATGGAACCTTCACGCCAGTCGTGATCCTCAAGAGCAACCAGAGGTGGATCGCCCCCGCCCTCGGCGAGAAGGGCATCGCAGTCGCGGGATAATCAAACCAGCTAACCGGGGCAACGCCCCAAGGAAAGAAACCATGAAGACGCGAACCTACAAGACAGCCACCAACCAACTCGCCCGCGACGTGTTCGTCAACGACTGGCCCATCTGGTTCTTCGACATCACGATGCAGGCCACATTCCAAGGCGTCCACGCCACGTACTTCAGCGCTGGATTCGTCGGCGGTTGGTGCGCGAACATCAAGCAGGGAATGTGTGAGCGGGGATCGGTCAACGAGATCGCACTCAACGCTGGCCGCGACGTGGGCGAAGCCATTGCCGCTCTGGAACCGGAAGCCGTCGCCCAAGTGCAAAAGCATCTGCGTCTGAGGGCCGCTGGTGAAACTGGCAAGCAGGGGCAGATCACACGGAAAGACATGGCAGAAGCGGCGGCGAGGCTGAAGGCGATACGCAACGACAAACTCAAGGAGGGCAACGGTGTTTGAAGGCTGGACGATGGTGCATGTGGCGGCCGTCCTTGTTGCGTCGGTCGTCGGTTACTACTGGACCGTGGCTAGGAGACACGAGTAATGGCTGACCGACTGGATCGGATCAAGGCATGGGCGCACAACCGACGAGGCAAGCTGCCGCCGATGCCCGACAGCGACTTTGACTGGCTCATCACCGAGGTTGATCGGTTGCGGAAGGTCGAGGTGCAGTATGAGTTGATCCCGGCATACATGAAGTACACCGGGCCGGACCCGACGCCGAATCCATC